TCTTCTGCAAGGTCAACGGCTTTCTCACAAAAACCGCATCCGTCTGATCCATAAATTGTTACGTTCACTTCAACCCTCACAAGCTAAGCAAGCATTTTCGTCCATAGACTCAAATATCTGCCTTCTTAGCGCTTCATCGGATACTTTTTCGGCTCGCTTGTAGGCTTCGCTTCGTAAGTAGTACAATGTTTTAACTTTCTGCTTCCACGCTTGCATATGAATAGCGTGTAGCTCTTGTTTTGATACATCCGCAGGGAAGAAGACATTTAACGACTGACTCTGGCAAATATGCTTTTGTCTGTCGCTCGCCATGTCAATAACCCATCTTTGATCTATCTCTACAGCAGTCTTAAATACATCCTTTGTCCAATCATCCAAAAACTCAAGATGTTGTACGGAACCTCCATTTGTGACGATGCTCTTCCAAACTTCGTCAGTATCCATTCCTAAGTCTCGAAGTATGTCTTCGAGATACTCGTTCTTTTGTAGAGAGGAACCGCTTTTAGTCTTCTGTGTATATGCGTTAGCGCGGTAAGGCTCAATGCTAGGACTAGTGTTACCACAGATAATACTAGACGAAGCGTTTGGAGCAACAGCCAACAAGTGACAATTACGCATACCCGTGCCTTGTGCATCAGGCGCTTCTCCTCGCTCCACTGCAAGCTTTCTCGAAGCAGTTTCCGCAGCAGATTTAATGTGCCAGAACATAGCCATATTACGTCCTTTCGCCATTGCCGATTCAAACGGAATGTTGTGCCGTTGTAAATAGGCGTGGAAACCCATCGCACCCAAGCCAATTGATCTCTCCCTTTCTGCACTATAGCGTGCCTTCTCAAGCTCATTTGGAGCGTGAGCAATAAAATAAGTAATTACATTGTCGAGCATTCGTACTAAATCTGGAATAAAGTCTGGATTGTTACTCCAAGAATCATACTCTTCCAGATTTACACTTGATAGACAACATACTGCTGTACGCTCTTCGTTTGTTGGCAGTGTAATTTCACTACACAAGTTTGACTGATGAACCTGTAGTCCAAGGTCTTTTTGACAATCAGGCAATGCTTCTTGTACTGTATCACCAAACATAATGTAAGGCTCTCCAGTTTCAACACGATTCTGAATAAGTTTTACCCATAATGCTTTTGCACTGATAGTCTTGATTACGTGCCCTGAATGAGGATCCACGAGAGGCCAGCTATCATCAAAGCCCTCATGCTTCGTCGCGCCCTCGATGAGTTCCATGAAAGCATCAGGCACGACCACTCCATGATGCAGATTAGTAGACTTACGATTAATATCACCTCCAGTAGGTTTACGAACATCTAAAAATTCCTCGATCTCGGGATGGTTCATTGGTAAATATGCTGCATAACTTCCTCGACGAGTAACTCCTTGAGAAAATGCAAGCATTTCTGCATCGACAACTTTTACGAAAGGAATAACGCCAGTCGACTCAGATCCGTTGCTGGTTTTAGAGCCCACACTACGAACGTCACCCCAGTAGCCACCAACCCCACCGCCCACGGAGGATAAAAATGCGTTCTCCGTGTAGTGGCTAGTGATACCCAGTCTACTGTCATCCACGTAGTTAAGAAAACAACTAATAGGTAGACCTCGTTTTGTGCCTCCATTACTAAGAATAGGAGTAGAAAACATAAACCAAAGCTTACTAGCGTAATCATAAAGTCTTTGTGCATGAGCCTCATCGTCCGCAAAGGCTTCTGCTGCACGAGCGAAAGCCTGCTGGGGAGAACCTTCTCCACCTACAAGATACCGGTCTTGCAAAGTTTTTATACTAAATTCGGAAAGATAACGATCTCTCCTAAAATCAATTTCTATATTCATTTATTACTCGCTCAATATCAACAATGTTGTCCTGACCTATAGCGTCGTCGCAAAAGGTCATTAAATCCATCAACTCGTAGTTTACGAGTAATTGTTCACAATTTGCATTCAATTCTTGAATGTACTTGTATTTACTATCAATTGGTACGGCTTCATAAATATCCCAAGCACTGCCAAATTGCTCGATGAGCTGAGTGGCACGCTTTGGGCCAATCCCTGGTATACCTGGTACATTGTCCCCTTTATCGCCTGTCAAACACTTCATAGATATATAAAGGTATGGTTCAACATCATAGTGCTCACGCCAATTGTCTAGTCTTACTTCTCTTCGAGTAACATAAGAGAATCTACCCACATTTTCTTGTATCAGTAGATCCCAGTCACGGTCACTCGAGATGAGCCAAATATACTCTAAATCGTACTTGTCTTTGAACTTTACAAGGTGTGCTGCAATATCATCAGCCTCTACACCCTTATATCTAAGAACTGGGTAGTCTTCTGCGAGCACTTCAAGGCTTGCTTCGAACTCTTCGAAAAACTCTTCGAATGCGATTCTCTCGGCTTCTGATTGTTCAGCGAACTTATCTTTTCGATTCTGCTTATAGTCGGGCGAGATCGCCTTACGATAAGAAGAGGAACCCCAATCTGCGGTGATGATAACATTCTTACAGTCATAGGATTTTGCTAAACTTTTTACAGTGCTTTGATAATCGTAACGAAAATCAGTTCTTCCCTGATGCTTCCAACGAAAAGCTAAGTTGAGAGCATCGACGATTAGAGTAGAATTTGCGTCATCATTGACCATTTTATCAGTCAGATTAAACGCCATTTATAAACTCCACTTTTTCTTCTTTGAGCCATACATCTGCTAACAAAATGTAACAGCCCAACCACTCAATATACATCCAGTGGTCTGTGACTTCAGGAAGAATATCAGTAACAACAAATACCGCTGACCGATTATATTTGAAGAACAACAAAGGCTCCTGGTTTCCGCCTTCTGCTTGTTGTACTACTTTCTTCCACCATTTAATTAAATTGTTTGTTCTTGGGGCAGTGAATACTTTATCACTGAGAGGAGAGCTTTCATAGTTTTTTACTTCAATGCAAAAACGATTCTTTGCATGAGGTACATATAAGTCTCCTTTGAGATAGTCAAGAGCACCAGAGCTTGGTACTCTTTCAAACTGTAGCCCAGTTGATTCTCGAAGCAAATCTCGTACTAAATACTCTCCACGAGCCCCCTTTGCTCTACTATCAACCATTCTCTCCGCCCATTAAAATCTCTCCGAGCTGATCTAACTTTTCTTGATATTCTGCGGCTTTTGCTAACTCTTCTTCGATAGCTGCCATAATATCAGGATGTTCTCCGATTCCTACGGGACTTTGCAAATATATCCTCACATTCGCCTGATGATACTTTACCTTCCCGGTTAGATAGCTCATCATGCTGTCTGCTATCATTTTCTTCATTCTGTTTCTCCTTGGTCATTTCCCAAATTAGTCTTCGACGATTATTCATCATACGTCTGGCGTGTCCCATTAGTGCTCCAGTTTGCTGACATTACCTGACTTAACTACTTCTACTTTGTCGAGCAGAGGATGAGTCCAGCCGTGACTCACGACATAAGTATTTAAGTCTTCTCCCAAAAGTACCTCTACTAATTTTTCTCGTCCTGTCTCATCTAACACATTGATTACTTCATCAAGAAACAATATGTTGATTTGAGACTTCGAGATACTACTCATCAATTTGCGTATGGCGATGAGAGTAGCAGTGTTCACCCTTGCCAGTTCTCCACTAGAGAGAGCAAGAATATCCACAATGTTACCATTGTCAGTGATTTGAACATTAAGTTTATCATTTGATACTACAAACTCCAGTGTAAAACGACCATCGGACAGTTCTGCTAGATAGTGATTTGTGAGCTCTTCCAACTCTTTTACCAAATTCTCTATCTTGTACGCCAACAATCCATTTGTACTGAATGCTTTTTTCAAGACTTCAAGATGCCCTGCAGTTGCGGCCTCGAGGTCGAGAAGCTCATTCAATTCAAATAGTTCGCTTTCAAACTCCTCGGTTTGCTCCAATATTACTTGGATTCTTGTGTTTCGTTTAGTGATTCGCTCATTTTCTCGTGAGATTCGAACCATCCGTTCCTTAGCATCTGATATTCTTTCTTGAATTCTACTAGCCCTGTCTTTGAGCTCATTAGGATCCAACGTAGATGCCGGAAGGTTGTTGTCAATGCTTCTAAAGAGTTCGTGCCAATCGCTTTCAATTTTTCTTGCGTGTTGGTACTCTGCATTGTCTCGTTTAATTTGCGATATTCTTCCGTCAATTTCATCTTGTCTTTCTCTCGCTTCGGCAACTTTTCGTGCCTCTGCATCAATTAATGATTGTTTAAAAGAACTGTCTACAGTTTGCTCACAAGTTGGGCAATGATCTCCGAGCTTGCTCATCTTGTCTAAAAGTCGCTTTGACCCCGCTGCTGCTTGTTGCAACTTACCAATCTCGGATTGTAAGTCATCATATGATTGTATACTAGATACTTTACAGGCTTGTGCATCCTCGATATTTATCTTAGAGAGCATATCCTTATAAGTATTATTCTGAGAAATTTTTCTATTTTTCTCAGAAATATTTTGAATTTCAATCATAAGAGTGGCGAGCTCTTGTTCGTCTTCTATTGTCTCAATAGAAATTTCAGACACGGGCAGTATGGATGTATCACTCAATTTGTTATCATTTAACCACTTTTCGATTGTTGCTATTTTCGATTCAATACTATTGAGATTTAACGTGCTCTTTCGAGCTTCTTCCTTGAATAAATCAAAAAGGCGAACATAGTGCTCTAAGTGGAGAAGATCAATGAGAAACTTCTTGCGGTTCGTATCTGTCGCAGTAAGAAACTGTAGACTGCTATTTGTGTTCTGGTATACCAACTGAGAGAAGGTTTTAAAGTCGATGCCAATAATATCTTGGAGTGTCTTGTATGTATTGGTCGCTGTATGAGAACTAATATCTTCTCCATTTTCCAGCAACTTAAGCTTAATACTAGACTTCCTATCAATAATGACATCATAGCGCTTCTCATCCTTTGTAAACTCAAGATGTATATTATATCCTGCGTTTACATAACGGTTCGGTATATCTGCTTTCTTTATACCCTTTGAGTTTTTGTTGTACAGTGCTTCTTCAATGATTAACGGTATAGACGACTTGCCCATACCGTTAGTACCAAGAACTTGAGTTACAGTATTGTTGCTCAGATCTAGCTCATTGTCAGCTCCGTAGCTAAAACAATTACTCCATTTCAACTTTTGTAGCGTAATCATTAAATATACCTACTATCTGCGGTATTCTATCCTCTGGTATTTCCAGAATGTAGGATAGATACTCTACTAATTCATCTTGTATAGTCATCTCTTTGTCTATGACAAGAGTAGCTTCGCTACTTCGTTTGACTACTTTCTTGTCAAGAAGCTCAGTGTTCTTGACATTTGCAAGCTCTTGTATATCTCCCTCTATCTCATAAATTGTATGATGGAAGTCTGTAGGTACCATCTCACTTGGATCTGTTACCGTCTTGCGAATAAGTTGAGGTAAGTCAAACTTATCCCACATCCAAGACCAATCATTTGGGTTTATGAGGAGGTAGCCGGTCTGTACCTCATTTCTATGAAATGAAGTTGTCATAGGACTACCAGGATATACAATGTTGCGTTGAGTATTGCTATGTGCGTGAAGATCGCCTGCAAAAACTATTGGAAAGTCCTCGAATCTGTCTAAGTCCACCTCTGGCTTGACGTGTGGAGGAATTTCTCCGCGAACATGAGTGAACAAAGGTTTCTTTGGATCAAACAGTTCAATTGAGTTTTTACGGTGAAGGTCTGCATATGGCAGCACTCCAAACCCAAAGTCATTGTCGTAGTATGACATATCAACTACTTTAACTAATGGATTTATGTCTTTTGTTACTTTCTTCAGTTGTGTAAAGAAGGTTTTGTTTTTCTTCGTAGCTTCGTGATTACCGTCATAGATAAGAGTCGGAATCTTTACATTTGATATAAAGTCAAAGTAAAGTTCCAACTCTTCCATGTTCGGCAGACGGTCAAATAAATCACCTCCAATAATGTGCATATTGCACTGCATCTCAAGCTCATGTATTTGCTTGAAGAACATATGATAGCGATTTATGGCCCACTCACGAGGTACATTCTTTTGTCCTAGCTTGATGTGCCAGTCTGCCGTAAATAAAATCATCCGATGTTGAACTCATCTTCCAAGGATTCATCAATATCGCCCGCTGCATCTTCACGAATCTCATCGAGAAGAGTCTTCTGGGCGTCTGGTGTAGGACGAGGCATAACGTCATCCATAGACTTCAGATCAGCAATAGCAGCCATTTCGCTTTCGCTGAGAGCACGCTGCTTGCACTTGAGTACTTGTAACTGGTACTCCACATTGTAGGGGAGAGGGCCAGTCTTTACTCGCTTGAACTTAACATCCCAGCCAGTCTCAGGATCAGTAGGATCTCCAAGGTCTTCTGCTGCAGTCAAGATAGCTTCGAATAGCTTCTTCTTGAGGTTGATGATTTTGACTTCGCCATTGTCAATGCACTGCA